TGAACGAATGTCTTGGAAAATGCTTGCAGCAATAGGTCCTGTCCATGCAGTAGTGTTGGCTGCTACACCATTGATGGTTATGCCAGAACTATTGTATTGTCCTTGGATATACCAAAGCACTTGCCCAACAGCAACTGAAGGAGCAGTACCCGTCCAGCCACTAGGAATAGTCGCGCCTGATGTTGTAGCAGTAAACGTAGGAGCTGGTGATGCTTGGCTTTGAACTAAGTAAGCATTTAGAAAGTTAAGACCATTACTACCAGTAGATCCGTTAGATGATATGTTGTAAATGGCGTATGAAGTGTTCGTCCAATCACAGACAGAAGTCAGATCATTTGGCGATGCCGACAAAGGAACTGTAATAGCCCACAGATAGTGTCCAGGCACTGTGTCCGTCAAAGGAGTAGAAGTCCACCCACTAGGAGCTGCATATGTTCCTGTTGACCAAGTAAACGTAGTTGTTGTACTGGGCCTGCTAGGAGGTGTAATTGTTGCTGTCCATTGATAGATGCTTGGATAAGCGACTTGTCGTCCACGACCTGAAGTCAGAATATCAAGATCAATTGCCGTTCCAGATTCTTCAACGTAATTTGATGTTGGATTTGTAGTTGCAATTGCAATATCTACTTGCCTGCCACCAGTAGTCTGATAGTACAAAAACTTAGTTGTACCAAATCCACCAGATACTTTATTCCAAATGTAGTCAGCAGGGTTAGTTGACTCTACAGAATCATCTGTATTTCGAGCGCCATAATACAAACGGTTTGTAGGCGAGTTGCTAAAGTTAACCGATCCATCAGCACTATCAGAATATTTAATAGCCAAATACTTATATAGATAAGCAATGACAATTCCTGATGGCCCTGTAATTTGACCAGTGACAGGATCTGCCGCCATATTTGGGCCAAAGTTGGCAAGCAAATAATTGACTGCATCCGAAATTTCGGAAATGTCTGGATTGGAATCTAGTGCAAAGGGCATTAAAAAGAATCCTCAACAATAGTAACTTGCCAATTTATAGCAGTCAAATTCCATGCATTAGTATTGTCATTAGAATCAATTTTAACGGAAATCGTTCTATATGCATTTTGTTGAGTTGTTACCCAAGGCGTATTAGTATCAATCTCAGTTGACCCTGTTTGACCATAAGTTGCTGTAGCAGCAGTTGAGTTAGCACCGCCAACAGTAATGTTGATAGCACCTGTTCCAGCAATCTCAGGCAACAATCTATGCGAATACACTTTCGAGCTAAATGGCACTGGACCATTTGATGTCTGCATAGTCAGGTTATTTCGCTCAAACAAACAAGGAATTGTTGCGCTATTAATAAAGGAATTGCCAACACTGGTTTGAACAAGTTTTTTAGATGTTCCTGATGCTTGAGCATATGTAACTACCCTAGAAGCAAGATTAAATGCTCCAGCAGTTACTTTAGGACCTTCTGTTCCCATACAAGCATTCTGAATGTCTTTAGGTGCATTCCAGATTCCCAGATCATAACGATATGAAATCATTTTGTTGCACCAACCACTAGAAGTCAGATCAGGATAGTAAATCTCAATCTGATATTTCTGAGTGTTGTTGACCATAAACAAACGGTCATAGTAAGTTGGATTCAGATTGCCAAAGAAATAATCTTTAACTCGTTGATTGCCAATAGATGTAAAACTAGAGCCATCAAAGACCCAAATGTCACGGGCATCAATCCCATAAACATTGGCATCAGTATTTGTCCAACAGTTGTTATTCAAAAGACCACGGCCCTGATTAAGCAATCTCACACCAAAGATAGGCGCTGAACTGTTTTGATAACCAATTGGAGAGAAAACAACAGTGTCCCAATATGAACACACATAAAAGTTGCCACCCAAAAAGAAGCCATCAATCAATGGCCCACGAACTGGAACTTCTTGTTCGTTAGCTACGTTTGAAAGAGTTGGCTCCCAGGTTGCAGGAACGCCCGTATTGGCAAATGCTTGTGACCACCGAACAGTTGTTGGATAGTTGTAATCCACACCACTAATGGTTTTTGTTAGATTACCTGCAATCAAAATGTTGCCTACGTTTGGCGAACAATAATTGCGAACAAAACCTGCTGTTGTTTTAGTGACACCTATGTCGTAATTCCAACTGGCATTAGTAGTTACCGTCAATTCATTAGAAGTGGGCAGCAAATACATTGGATTGGATAAGCTGTCATTGATGAAAAAGACGCTACCAACCCATGATGTTGTGATGTTTACATCTTCAGTATATCCAGTCAAATAAACAGAAGGGTTTGCTCCAACACCTGGAGTAATGTTTGTTACGCCTGAAGTTGTAACCATGTACCACCGGCCATGATTTGAACTATCACGTGTGGCAACAATATATACCCAAGTAGTTTGTGATCTAAATCCACCTTCCATGAAAATGGATTGATTTGGAACAGCAGTTAAGATTTCTTGCTCACCAAAGATCTTTTTGATGCCACGTACATCAGTTTCCACGTTTAATCCTGAGTTGTACTCATTTGGTCCTAGTGCATTACTAGGAACATCTGGAGTAAAACTCATTCCAACGAATGGAGTTCGGATACGTGAATAATCACTCATTTTTGTTCAACCCAATTAGGATCATGAGGCCAATCAGAAAAAGTTGCTGGCTCTGTGATTGTAGATGGCAAATCACGTAATTGTTGACGATATTCAGCCCAAGCAGTTTTAATTTCAATTGGAGTGTCTACAAGCTGAGTCCAATCCGATACAGCAAGCAATTGGTTACGCTGTACACGAATAACAGTCATTGCTCGGTCTTTAAGCATTTGCAATTCTTGAGCTGTCAAATCACGAACTGCAACTTTATAAACCCATTCACCTTCAATGTATGGCTCGCATTGTTCAATACATTGCGTTGCAGAATCATAGTCTTTAAACAAATTAACACGCTTTGCACTATTTTCTATCAAAAACTCATCACTTGGTCCGTCAATAGCAAATGATGTATTTGGAAAAACTGTACGGTAATCGCCAATACTGACGATTGTGTTGTTTTGTACGATTGCGATGTCCATGATAATCCTTATGAGGTTGGCAATGATTGTGTGGGCGGCGTAAAGCTAACCGTTGGAGTGTACCGACCATAGCCCTTGGTGATCCTAAGATCATCTATGTAACCTTTAAAACCACTTGCTGATGGTTTATTTATAAAGTTACCTATAGTTAAATTTTTATCTGTCAAATTAGTGGAGTATGTTGCACTTCCGTTTGGAACTCCATTTATCCAACAATATACGGTTGTTCCAGTACTTTGAAAAGTCATATATTGCCAAGTGTTTGGCAAATAAACACCACTTGTAAAAAGAACAGTAGCATTATTAACAATAATATATGGAACTAAACTTGAGTTAACACCTACAGCCATTCCAGTAGTTGAGGTTGAAGTTGAACGTGTATCTACAATACATCCATTTCCGCTAATAGATGAATAAGTCCAACATTCAATTGTCCATGTTCCTGTGCCAAAAGCATAATTTGGACTAACTGGAGCGCTTAAACAATCAGTTGTAGTTGATGGAAAATATAAAGAACCTGTACCATATTTTTTTGTTGTTGTACTTATTTGTACCGAACCTTCAGTAGTAACTGTCGTAATCATGGCGCTGTCGTATGCACCAGCATTTGTGCCGTTAAGTAACAAAACTGTATTGGCTATGGCCGTTAATGGAGCTGTTGGCGGGGTAAAGTTGGATGTGTATAAAGCTGTGCCGTTAAGAACGCGCAAATTTGATATATACCCAGTTGGCGATGGATAAGTATTGTCACTTATGCGAAAACCAGCTACGGAATATGAATTTGAAATAGATGCAGTATATATTAAAACACCATTTAAAAACATTTTTACCGCAGTGCCTACTCTGCAAAATGCAATATGATTCCAAGCATTTAACACCGCAGATACACCAGAAGTATACCCAGCGGTAGAAGATGTAGCGGCGATACTATTTCCCCCATAGCCAGCAAAACCAAACGCAAGCGAATTTCCCGCTAACGAGCTTGGCCCAACAATATAACTAAAGCT